TGATATTTTCAACCACAGTCCAGGACGAGATAAACATCCCTCTTCCATTAATTCAGTTTCTTCTGATGATTCTAATATTACTGGATTAAAAGCAGCATATTGATAATTTTCAATTACTGTAATTGCAAATACTTTTGCATCTATTCCTATTTGATTCGCTGAAAGTCCTGCACCATTTAATTTTTGTGCTACTTTAATTAATAATAAACCTAATTGTGCTGCTTCTTCTACTGGTTTTTTAAAGTCCCATTCTTTTGGTGGTGTTTTTAAACGTGGATCGTTCCATGGAATTAAACCATCTGTTGTTCTTACTGGTGTTATAATTTCTTTACCATCTATACTACTCTTTGTTATATTAACTTCTACCTTAGTTGGTTCTGGTTTTGTAATACGTTTATCAAAAGATTCTTCTATAATAGGGATTCCTTTTGATTTCTTTTTTGCTTCTATTTCTTCAACAGTAGCTAGTCTTGGATTTATAGGATTACCATTTTCGTCCACTGAATCCCATATAACTTCTTTTATATCAGTCATTATTTACTTTCTTTTAATAATTTAGACACACGATTATATTCATGTTTCATGTTATGACGTTGCACCTCTAATTGTTTTATAGTTGGTTCTGAATCGGAAAAAAACTTACGATGTTTCTTTTCATATATCCAATTTTCAATTAGCTTTAATTTGAAGTATAAGTGATGTTGTTTATCTCTAAGAACTGTTTTAGATTCATCTCTTCTATCAACAGCACCATAAGCATCAGATGTTTGTGATGCCATTCCTTGACGGACAATTACTTCATTTGATTTTCCAGTAAATGGATTTATCGTTATTGGTTTTTTGTGTTTTCTTTTCATAGTTTATGCATTTACGATTGTAGAGAAGTCGTTTTTCTTCTCAAATTTAATTGTACTCATAAATTTTTCAATTAGAGTATCACCCTTATGGCTAATTACGAAAACATTAACTTGTGCGTCTAGTTGCGAGATTAGATTTAGAAAATAATCTACACCTGATGCATCTAAAGATGAGTCAAATATTTCATCCAGTACCAATAAAGATGTATTAATACTGTTCTTCAATTTCGCTATATGTCGCCATGTGAACAATATAGCTAAGTCGATACGCATCTTTTCACCCTCTGAAAAACTATCATAAGTGAATTCATCTCTATGTCTTGAACGTATCGTCTCAGTGAAGTTCTCATCTAATTCAAAATGAACATAAAAGTCCATCGCTTGTAAATATTTATTAATCAACTTATTCATTACAGGTAAATACTTTCGAATAATAGCAGTTTTAACACCTGAATCTTGTAAGAGTAATTTAGAAGTATTTTCTAGTTCTATTACTTGCATTAAATTATTCTTTTTGTCAACATCAACTAATGCTAGTTCAGCTAATTCTTTAATTTTATCTTTATATTTGTTGGTATCACTAGTTGTATCTGATAATGATTGTTTTTCAGCTATATTGTTTTCAATATTAGTTTCAGTAAATTTTACACTAGTATTCAAATTAGATATTTCATTATTAATTTCTATTTTCTCATTAAATAATGTTCTTATTTCTCTCGATCTAGTTTCTCCAGCAGTCAAAGCTTCTAATAGTTTAGAGAGTCTAGATTTTATATCTTCTTTTTCTTTTTCTAATTTACTTAGTGCATGTTGCTTATGCTGTATTGTTGATTCGCAAGTAGGACAATTTTCGTTCTCGTTAAAAAATATTATCTTTTCTTGTATCTCAGCAATACGACTTTCATTTATTGCGATTAGTTTTCTTGCTTTGTCTATACGATCAAATACATCTACTGAGTCAGTTGTTAAACTATCAATCTCTAAAAGTCTTTTATTTAATGTAATTATTTTGTTTTGTATTTCTTTTATATCTTCTCTGTACTTTTCTATTTTATCATCTATCTTGATTATGTTCTCTTGTTTAGATACTGATAAATTTTCAAGTATAGTTTTTTGGGCTTGTATATTTGATTTGGCTATCTCTATATCCTTATTTACATCAACTAATGCTAATTTAGTATCAACTGCTCTTATTTTAAGTATATCATTCATTTTACTGAAGATACCTATATCTAAAATATCTTCAATTACTAATCTACGTTGATTTGTAGGTAGTTGCATAAAAGGAATATAAGAAGCAGATCCTAAAATGCAAACTTGACAGAATGTTCTATAATTAATTTTAAGTATTTGTTCTTCTATTTTCTTTTGACAATCACTGATTGCTGCTGATTGATTTTGTAATACTCCATTTTCATAATATTCAAATATATTAGGTTTAATTCCTCTTTTTATTTTATAGGTATTTGTACCAGAAGAAAATTCAATTTCTACTTCAGCATTTTTGCCATTAATTGAGTTAATTAGTTGATTCTTTTTTACTTGTCTAAATGGTTCACCAAATAAAACAAAAGTAAGAGCATCAAGCATGGTAGATTTACCATCACCATTTTTTCCTACTACGATTGTACTTCGTGTTTTATTCAATTGTATTTCGCACCAAACATTACCTGTTGAGAGGAAATTACGCCATTTTAATTTATGAAATATTATCATTCTTTAATAATAGTCTCGCTCGCAATTGCTTCAGCATGCAACGAGTTTAAATATAATTTAAGTTTATTTTTTTCAATACTAGTTGTAATAGTATCAACATAACCATTTAATATGCTAGTAGTATCTTCTACGTTAATTTCATCAGATACGTTAGCAGACGAAAAATCAACAAACGTTTCCAGTATCTTTACATCATATGGATTATGATTGTGTAAATTTTTTATAAATGTATCAAACTTTAATAAATTTTTACGATTTGTTATAATTACTTTTATATATTTGTTTCTATAATCTTCAAAATTAGGTGGATTCTCAGCAAAATAAGATTCATCATATTCTACTTTTAAGAACATAGTATTTGGATTTTGTATAAACTCTAATTTACGAGTTGCTGTATCGAATATATGAAAACCTTTTTTATCATTATAATCAGACCAAGTCATTTCATATGGTGCACCCAAATAAGTAATATTATCGTGTTGTGAACGATGATGAAAATGACCTGACATAAGTAAATCAAATTTCATAAACTTATCTTTTGGTATTCCATCTTTTGATGCTGCACCAGTATGCATTTCAAATCCTTGAATATCAAAATGACCAATACAAACTTCTGCTTTTGTATTTTTAATTTCTTCCCAACATTTATCTTTATTGTCTTCGCATATCCATGGAATATTACAAAATAATGTTTCTTTTATTTGGATTGTTTGTGGTTCGTATAGGATTTTTATATTTGGATATTCAGTTAAGAGTAGAGATATGCTATTAATCTCATTTGTGTTTCGGAAGTATGTGTCGTGATTACCAATTACAACATACATAGTAATGTTTCTTTCTTTTAACTTATTGAAGAAAAATTCTTTACTCTGTTTTAATGTATAGTAATTGATATATTTACGTCTATCGAATATATCACCCAAGTGTAGTAATGTATCTATCTTTAGTTCATCTATTTTAGGAAAAAACGTTGTATCAAAAAACTTATTTTGAGACTCTAAAAAGTGGCTAATGTCATTACGCACACCAAAGTGTGTATCAGTTATAATCGCTATCTTTGTCATTATCTAAATCAATCGTTTCAATATTATTTTTCATTTTCCTAGCAACAGACTTTTTAACTAGCCATTCATCAAAGTTATTTTGGCTTTCTATTGCTTGGCTCATCTTACTAACAAATTTATCAAAGTTTCTTTCTGACTCTGATATTTCATCATCACTCATACCAAGTTCTTGAAAAAAAGTAGGTGGTAAAGAAGTAAGAATTTTAGTTTTAATATAAGCTTGTTTTCTTTCTTTCATAATACGTCTTAAGAATGCGTAATATATGATTTGAGTAAAATAAGCAAAGGGATTTTTAGATTTGGTAGGATCGAAGTTGTGAAGATATTGAATACAATTTTCAATACCATCTAATATCATATCATCACGATATGTATAATTATTAAAATTTGGACGTGTAGAAAGACGTGTTGCTATTTTTAAAATACATTCACCTATGTAATTAGGAATTCTTGGTGGATGTTCTTCTCCACTATCTTCTGCGTCAACACAATCTTTTTTCCATTGAATTAATGCTTTAAGAAATTCAGCATTATTGACGTAATGTATTTTTGGTTCTTTAGTTTTTTTATTCATAATAAAGGATTTAAATATTAAAGAGTAAATAGATCACAATTATACTCTAAAATATATTGTAAGTAAAGTGTTTTGATTTAAGTTTTTCTTTCACACCTTTACTTTCAAGATTTTTCATATTATAATAACACCTGTGGATGTTTGAAATATTCTATTATAATAATTAATGGATTACTTTCTTATCTTTGCTCTTAATCTGATTATAAATTTCTGTTATATTATCCATTTCTTCAGTAGTTAATTCCTCTGTTTCTGTATCATAATTACTCGTATAATCTTCTGATTCTGTATCTGGGAATTGTTCGTCGTGTCTTAAATCAGCCATTTCTTGTTTATCCATAAATCTATTCATTAAATCGTCATAAGAACCCATTGCAACCAATCTTTCGTGTTGATTGTACAATGACATAAAGAATGGTACTGCGAAAGAATGAAGTTTCTTAACGAAAAAAACGTCTTTCTTCGGGAATGTAAAAACTCTATTTTCGGCGAAACTACAATATGGTCCTGCAGTCACTTGTTCTATAATTCCACCTTGTTTTGTAATTCTTGGATAATTTTTAAGTGCAAATGGATATTCAATAGTAATTTCTTTTTCGTCCTCTTTCAAACGAATGGCTAATATTGATTCTCCTGTTGATAATCTTACAATGACAAAATCTTCACTCGATTTTATTACTCTCGGTGTCGCTGATTTCTGATGCATTTAATTTTACCTCTACTAATGAATAGTTAAACTTTTCTTCGTCATAAGTTTGCATTCTTGACAACAAATGTCTATAAGTATGGTTTTTCCATTTCTTATAAGATAAGTCATCAGCAATATCAAACAAATTACATGTAGTTTTATTCTTATTTAATCGTAGTCCTCTTCCAATACTTTGTAAATTAAGTATCTTACTCTTAATCGGACTTGCTAATATAATATTTTCAATACTCGGTATATTCACACCTGTGCTGAAAGTGCCATAACTTGCGACTATTATACAATTGCTTGTATCTGCTGCGATATCTCTTACTTGTTCTCTATCAGAAACAATCGTATCGCCAGAGATTAAATATATTTTTTTGTTATATTTCTTCTCTAATCTATTTAGTTTCTCGTATAAAGGGATTCCGTGTTTCTTCACATATTGATAAAGTATTAAAGTATTCCCTTTGCAGTTAATAGCAAGATTTGTAATATAGTTATTTCTTTTATCACAAGAAACCAACCAATCTATTTCGTCTGAATAAACGTTATTTTTTCTTCCTTCACGTGATATATCATCATATGAAAGGAGTAAGCAAATAATTTTTAAATCTGCTAATTTTTTCTGGTCGATTAAATCAGATGTAGTTGTGACTTTTTCTACGATTCCAAAAAGTCCTTCGAGTACTAATTTATTTATTTTACTGTTATCGATTGTTCCAGTTGTACCAATACGAAATTTTATTTTATTACATTTTTCCATTATTGTAATAAGACTTCTTGCTTTAAATTTATGAACTTCATCTCCAAAAACCACATCAAACTGCTCAAAGAATGATTTTGGTAATTTGTAAATACTTTGCCAAGTAGTGATTAATACATTTTTTGTAAGTTCTTTTGAAAATCCTGCATAAAGCTTTTGAATATGAGCATCTACTTTCCAACCATTTTTAGTTGAATAATCATCAAAGTCTTTATATAACTGTTCCACTAGATTAGTTGTTGGAACTATAATCAAGCATTTCTTATTGTTTTTCAACGTTGAATACCAACGTAATAGAGAATACATTATTAGACTCTTCCCACTGGCAGTTGGACTCAACAATAGGGCTCTTCGTCGCTTTAAAGCGGAATAAACCGCATTATATTGATAGTCTCTTACTAATAGATCTGGATCGTTTTTAGAGGTTATATTTAATGAATCTATAAAGGTTTTAACCTCTTCTTCTGTTATAGGTTCAATATACTTTGGAAACCCTGTTTCAGATATGGTATAACCACGTTCAAAGGCGAATTTACGAACATAAGGAATTAAACCAGTATAAACTGTCTTACGAAGTAAATCATAAAGACGTGTTTTACCATCCCATATACGTGCTCTGTATTGTGGTGTGAAGTGGGCTCCTGGAACGTAAAATGTAAAATATTCGGAAATTTCTTTTTCTATACCTAAATCTTCTGAGAATACACGAACGTGTGTTTCAGTATAGTTTTCAATTGTAATTTGGGATTTATTATCTTCGGACATTAAGCACCACTAACGAACTTTTTCCACTCTAATGAATTCCTTATAATCCAATCTCGTGACTTGATCTGTTGTAATATAGATTCAAGAAGTTCTTGTATGCTCGATAGATACTCAATTTTAAGTTTGGCTTTAATTAAATCAGCGTCACCATTTAGAAATTCATCCATTTCATTTCTTAATGGCTTTATGCCTTGCCATTGTTCCCAACCAGCAAGTTCTAATTCACCCTTAGTCATTTCACCACGATAATATCTAAATTTCTTTACACGCATACTATTATATTCAGATTGTGCTGATGTAATACGATGTTTATATGAAATGAGTAGGTTTAAATATTTTGAATGTAAGACTGGTGTACGAACAGATTCTCGATCTAAATGATTATCGTCTATAATACAGTCTTGTTTCCAATTTTCTTGTATTTCTTCAAGTGTCATAATTCATATTATACTATAAAAAAGCTTGTAAGTAAATGGGTTTAAGCTTTATTTGAAGTATTTTTTTCGTCAAATCCTTGATACATTATGCAAGATTCACCTGATGGAACAGTGATTGTTTCTATAATTGATTTTGTTGATTTTGCATTCTTATAATGTGCTATAATAAAGACTGGTTTTCCATCAACTTCAGCACCAGTTCTTCCAGTGTATGTTTTTGACATAAACCAACCTTTAGATTCTAAAAAAGTATGAATTGTTGTAGAGTCATTACAAACTACTGGTATTTCTTCAATCCAAGATGAATCTGGGTACTTATCGCTTTTTGGTAATGATTCTTGAGCAAAGCTTCGCCCTGCTCCAATAGTAAGCAAAAATGATAAAAATAATATGAATATATTTTTTTGCATTTAACAGTCTTTCTTTTGTATTTTAATTGACTGTCGAAGAGGTAGGACTCTGTATTGTAAAATAACTATATCTTAGGGTCACGCTATTTGTAATATAAGTCACATCAGTATTTTTAGAATCGAATGTCATCGACGACAATCCTGTTGGAAACATATTTTTAAACGTGATTATTTTACTAATTCCGTTATTATTATTTAGTATTAATAATGTGCCATCTGAATAATTTTTTGCTAATTCTTTTAAATTTGCTTTATAAGCTTCAGTGTCGGTAGTTGGAAAATTTAAATATTGTTCATAGTTTCTTGGTTTGCCAAGAGCGACCATCCAACGATATAGTGCGAGATAATTTTCCATATCTTCATCTACTATAAATTCTAAATTACAAACACCATAAACAAGTTTTTCTCCTGGAATGTAAGCATCTGAAAGTGGAGTTGCTTGAACAACTTCACCTAATGTAAGATCAGGTATATTAATCGACTGAACGAAATAATTTACATTTGGAATACGTGCAAATGAAAAAGAAAATCCGTTAGGATTAAGTGGGTTAGTGTTTGATGGTTTATTTGAAGTTTTAAGAGTCATATTATAATTATTTAGTATAAATGAAAAAGGGGGAGATTAATTCATCCCCCCCTTTAAAATTATATAATCAACTTCTTAGATTACATTAAATTCGTCACTGCTACTTTTCTGTAGTAGAAGTTAGTATTTGATGTTAATCCTGCGAATGGATTCGCTACCATACCATAACGTGTTTTAAACGCTATTTTTGGTTGGAATGTAGAAGGATCTACTGCACGCACCAATTGTAATGGAACGTATGGACAATAGAATATTCCAGCATCAAATGCTGAACTACCTTTGTATCCTACTAATAGCAACTGATTCGCTGCATTGTTAGCAGAATATGGATCTACGAACACTTTGTAGCGACCATTAAGGACACCAGCAAAAGTTGTAGAAGCTTCATCTACATTAAGATTTGTTGAAAGAGCTGGAGCATAGTCTAAAGCACCAGACATTGCTAACGCACTCGCAACATCAGAAGAAGCGATAATGAAATTACCTTTTCCTCTACGTGTTTCTTGTGCTATAACGTTTGCTTCTCTCTCTACTTGGAATAATAATCCTTTGAATTTCTCAACTGACCATCTTCCGTTTGAATCTACATCAAGATCAAAAGTACCAGCAGTTGTTGTGCCGACTTGAGCTCCTGTTCTAGCTGATGTGTAAACTGTTCTAATTACTTCTCTATTGATTTCCGCAAGGATTTCAGTAGATAGGATATTTGATAATTCACTCTCAGCATCTAAACCATGAACTGATTTTAGATCTTGTGCTAATTCAACTGTGTACTCAGCTTTTAAAGCACGAGTTTTCGCAGTCACTGAAGTTTTCTCGATTGAAAACGCCATTTGATTGAACGTTGTTGAATCGCCTAATCCTTCAGCATCAGTAGTTGCTAAACCAGTTCCAGTTGTATAGCTACCACTTACTGGATTTGAACCAGCATGCGTGCCTGTACCACCGAAGTCTGTATCAGCTTCGTTAAATAATGCTTCAGTACCATTCTGAGCTGTATATCTGCTTTTCATAGCAAATATTAAACCAGTTGGTTGTGTCATAGGTTGAACTCCGCAAATGTCATAAGCGATCATTTGTGGAATTGCTCTACGCACTAATGAGATCAATATTGGATCAAACTTAGCTACTCCTGAACTGTCTGGTAATGCACCAGCTGCGTTCGCGTGAGTTGCTTCAAAAAGTGCTTGCTTTTCTTCATTAATAGAACGCTCTTGGTTCTCTAGAAGAACTGCTGTCACTTCTTTTCGGTATGCATCTTTAATAGGTGCAACACCTTCGTGATCTAATACTGGAGCCCATTTTTTTAATAGATCTTGTCTACTTTTCATTTTGTTTCTCCGTTATTATTGTTTTTTAAATTTATTTCTTTGAGCGAGTTAATAGTTCTGCATATGCAGCTATTTTTACGTCAGTTATTTTAGCTGACTCGTTGATAACGATTGGCTCATCAGTCACTATTGTATCTACTATTGTTTTAGTAGAACTTTGAGTCGCAGACACTGCTGAGAAATAATTATCTCTTATTGTCTGTACTTTTCTCTCAAAAGACGCATCATCTTCAAACGTTAGCTCTTCAGCTAATGATTTAAGTTTTTCTGCATCTGTTGACACTAGATCTTTTGAAACTACTGATATGATTTCACTTTTTCGTAAATCACTAAATGCTTTAGAAATTTTAGCATTTTCAGTTGTAGCTTCATCAAGTTTTTTCTTGGTAGTATTAAGTTGATCTTGAAGATCAGAAAGTACATCAAATCTTTCATTTGGTACTTCAATGTAATGGTCTTCGAATAAATTTCTTAAACCACTTACAAAGTCTTCAAGTATTTCAGTCTTAATACCTGATTCAAGAGCGATTTCATTTTGTAAGACCCACTGCTCAACTACATAGCTGAGATATCCATCAACTTTTTCAATCAGGCTCTCTTTGATAACTGACATGTTTTTAGCATTTTCAGTTGTCAATTCATTTGAAATACGAGCAATCTCAGTTTTTACTCTATTGATTACTACGTTTTCGAATATTACTTTTGCTTTTGCTTTAAAGTCTTCCGAAAGTGTTTCACCTTTTAATAATGCTTCAACATCAGCAGATACATCTACTTTAACTGATTCATTAGTTTTTTCGTTCATTTTCACTTCGTCTGGCTTTTTAGCATTTTTTTCTTTAATTTTTTCTTCATCATCTTCAGATTCAGACTCAGATTTCATTTCTTTTTCATCTTCATCTTCTTCATCTTCTGACTCATCTTCAGACTCAGATTTCATTTCTTTTTCATCTTCATCTTTTTCGTCTTCTTTTTTATCTTCAGACTCTGACTTTACTTCAGCTTTTTCTTTTTCTGCTTTAGCTTTTTCTTCAGCTTCTCTTTTAGCTTTTTCTTCTTCAGTTTCTTCTTTAACAGTTTCTTTTTCTTCTTTATCCTTAATTGCTTTTTGCAATGCAGGTGGTAAAGTTTTTTGTTTATCTGTTAATTCAGCTTCTGATTTAACTTCAGCTTTTTCTTTTTCAGCTTTAGCTTTTGCTTCGTCTTCAGCTTTTTTCTTTTCGTCGTCAGTCATTTCTGTTTCTTTTACGATTTCTTTTTCTTTAGCTTTTTCATCTTCTTTTTTCTTATCATCTGTGTTAGGAGCCACTTCTGATTCAGATTTAGTAGATTTTTCTGCTTCTGCTTTTGCCTTTTCTTCTTCTTCTCTTTTTTTCTTTTCTTCTTCAGTCTCTTCAGTTTTTAATGCTTGACCACTGAATGGATTGATTTCTTCTTTCTTAAGAATACCTTTAGCAATATCGTGTGCTTTTTTGATTGTTTCTTTTTCAAGAGGTGGTTCATCACCTGTAATTTCTTTAGCTTTTGCCATGCCAATAGCATAAGCACTTCCCTCTTTATCTTGTTCAGATAATAGAGATTTAGCTTTGTTCGCTTCAGCTAACAGCTTTGCGATAGTTTGTTCGATCTTCATTTATATTCTCCTAATTTAAATGTATAAAGAATGGTTTTCCATTCATATTTAGTTATTTTATTTTCTTAAGAAAGTTTGCAAATTGTATTGCTTGAGCTTCAGCAAGGGCTATTCTATTTGTACTTGCTATCTCTTTTCTTACTTGCTCTATGTCTTTCTCAAGGAATTTACCATCAACGAACACCCACTCTTTTCCTTCCATAACACCTCGCACAAATGCGTCTGGTGCTGATGGATCAGCAACTATATCACCAGCTGTCGCTAGCATAAAGTCATCTTGTACTAATTGAGTTCCGTCATTTCTTGCTCTTAACGATCCCATCCCTCTAGATGAAACACCTAAATTAGCACCCTCGTCAATTAAACTCTTAACGATTTTACCATATGGTGTATCCATTATTTTCGCTTTTCCGACATAATTATTGCCTTCAAGCTTCAATTCTTTTATCATGTGCGATACTCTATCTAAATTAATAGTAGGAGAATCAGGATGTCCTAATTCACCATACGCACGATTCTTGTCAATATTTTCTTTTGTATATCTTTCAACTTCTTTTCTCATTATATCCATAGGATATACTCTACCATTACGATTTTTAATTTCACCTTGTAAAAATACTCCTTCAATAAAATAATTCTTAGTTGCTCCTGCAGTTGTTGGAGATTCAATTAAGTATTTTACTGATTCTGTAAATTCTCTAATAAGTTTCATTTAACTAACTACCTCTAGCAGTGTTGTCATCATAAGAACCAAATTCAGCAGTTTCTATTTTGCTTTCAAATCCTGAATTCTTACGCAATACTACATAAACATATATTTCACCATTCATAGAGATAGTAATATCAGAAGTGTTTTGTATACCATCTACAAATCCTGAAAATATAAATTGATCTGCATCTGAACCTTGTGCAGCAAATATTTTAACACTGTTTCTTTCTAGATGAAAATGACTATTTGCTAATCCAGCCCAATGTATTTCGATTATATTTACTTTTACTGTTCCTTCAACTACTTCAGTGCTTAGTAAAGCATCTATATCTAAATCAAAAGTTGAAGTTTGATTAGTTCCTGTGTCATTTGTAAATTTAACTACAACTTCATGTTTAGCTTTTTTTAATATAGTCTTTATAACAGCCATTAGTAATACTCCTAATTATTTTTTTCGTTATTTTCTATTTTATCTTTAAATATCACATTAGCAACTTCTTGCTTTAAACTATCTAATCTTGCTGATACTTTTTCAGCCATTACTGTTGAAAACGATGCATTAATTGCGTCAGCATTTCCTATTTCAATATTATCAATTAAGTCTCTAATTTTTTGTTCCATAATTTTTTCTTCTCCTACATAGTGTTTTATTTTTTTATAAGCAGTATTATCTATATGGTCATCTGGATCAAAGTTCTTGCCTATATGTGAATACACTGCTCTTTTAATAGGAGCACGATCTTTATGTTTTATATGGAGTTTTTTATATGGGTGCTCTAATTCTCCACTTTTATTTCTAAATCCTGGTTTTAATCCTTTATCAGTTTTAGTGACTACTCTAACATGAGCATTATCTTTATCTAAGTTTTTAACATCATCTTTATGTTTAAGGAAAATAGATCCACGAGTTGGTTTTCTCCCAAATTTATCAGTTTTTGCTTTTTCAGCTGGAACTGTTTTAACTACTCTTGGTTCTCTTATATATTTACTGTCTGCTCCTTGCAATTTTTTAAATTTAGCTATTGCATCTTGTGGAGTTTTAGCATAAATTTTTCTCTTATATATTTCAGCACGATTTTTCCCTACAGGATTGGGTTTATTATTTGCGTCACTATGAAAATCTCTTGAAGAATCCTGTTTAGTTGCAATTACGGAATATACATTTGCTTCTTGTAATTCTTGTAATTCTAAATCGTCTGGTAATTCTATTTCTTCTACTTCATCAAATTGTTCTAAAAGATTTTCTATTTCTTCTAAAAGTTCATTTTCGAGATTAAGATTTTCGTTGCTTATACTCATAAAATTATCCTTAATTTATTATTGTTCCTGTTGTGGTTCATCAGTAATAGGAGATTCAAAATTTTGTTCATCTTGTTCTGCATCTATTGCTTCATTACCTGTTTCAGCAGTTTGAGCTATTTGTAAATCTTGTAGTTGACTTTGCTCGCCTGCTATCTCTTTATCAATTTTCGAAATATCATCTTCTGTTTGTCTTAATATGTTCTTACGAACCCAACTAATACTGTAATATTTTCCAATATATTGTTCAATAGAATTTAACATATTAATTCTTTGAGCAAGTATTTCGTTTTCTTTTAATTCAGTAAAGAAATTATCTCTTAAAAAATCAAAACGAATATTTTGAGAAAACTGTTCCCACTCTTGATCTTTTATAATTCCTTTTAGAATTAATTGCACTCTTAAAATACTGTAAAATATAGTGCTAAATTTACGTCTTAATCTATCAATAAACTTTTGGAAGTTTAATTCATCACGACTTATTTCACTTGCTCTTCCTAAATTAAATCCTGTTTCACTTAACAATCTTGTGACAGGAACATTTAAAGATTGATATAATTTCTTTTGAAAATATTGTACATCAGCTATCTCGCCTAAATTTTGTCCACCTTGGAGTGTAGTAATTTCAGTTCCTCTACCACCCTCTCTTCTTGGCATCCAAAAGTCTTCAAGCATTGACATGTGTTTACGATCATCTCGTACTTCACCTGTTGATGCATCATATACAACTTTATTTCTAAACTTATTCATGATGTCGTTTACATACTGCTCTGCTTTTAACTTAGGCAGATTACCAACATCAATATAAAATATTCTTCGTTCAGGTGCTCTTGATATTCGATAGATTACTATACTATCTTCTACCATTTTTAACTGGTTCACTGGTTTTATCGCTTTATGTAAGTGCGATAATATCATACCAGAATTTAAATCAGTTAATCCTGATGGAGCAAATACAACTGAATCTAAAGATAGTTTAATACCTGTTGCTAAACTATCAGTAATTCCTTTGTCATTGTAAATGTAGTATTCTTGTATATCTTTTACTACGTCAACACCCTTATCATTTCTTTCTTTTTTATAATTCTTAATCTTACGAATTTTACGTGGATCTATAAATCTTAATTCATTAATTCCGTTTTTAGTATTTTTTGGATCTATAACTATATGATAGTACAGTCTTCCATCAACATACCATGTACGAAATATATCATGACCACGTAAATCAAAATCTAATAATTTATAAACTTCTTCGAACTCTTTTCTTATAGCTTCTTTAATATTATCTGATGCTTTTAAATCGTCTAAAACTACGTCAACTGAAAGACGTTGATTATCTAATACAATTGATTCATTTACAATGTCTTCAATTGCATTATCAGCATCTGGGTAATAAGAAACTTCACGATATCTTTTTATTAAATCGTTTTCGCCCTTAATACTCGCATCTAAATCAAGTGTTAATCCATAATATGCCGATGCGTCTGCTACCAACGTCGAACCATCTACATTAGATGGTGTGACAACCGAACTAAGTTCTTTCTTCGGTGTTTTTCTTTTAATCTCAAAGCCAAATAATTCTGCCATAATCTATTTCTAAGTTCTTTTTAGAACTCTGTTATTATATTTTAATTGGGAATGAACCAATTGGTGTATCAATTGAAATATTCACTCCTACACCATCACGTGAAGCTGTATCACTATCAAAGTAATTGTATTGAAATTCAACATCAAACGTTTCAACTGCATTTGCTGTATCATAGTCTAATTGAACTACACCAATAGAAATTGGATAAGCATCAACAAAACGATATGATTTAATAATTGCACCTGAACGATCTAATTGTCTTACTACTAAATCCGTTTGATAATCTCTTGGATTTACACGACCATTAGTTGTTTGATAATTTTGAATACCATTTGACCAACGTTCCATCGCATTTCTTACATTGAAATTTGTATCATTGTAAACTGTGACAGTCCATGGAGCAAATGTTCTTTCTCCTGCAAAATTAACAGCACGACCACGATATTGAACTGGAATGTTCTCTATTGTGCTTGCTGGTAATTGTGCTGCTTTACATAAAAATTGTGCTTGTGCACTTGCCAAAATCCCTGCAACAACGTAGCTAGGGAAAATTAACTCAACACGAAATTGATTGGGACGTGCTCCGCCACCAGTCATTTGTGCTTTAAAATCTGCTATATCAGCCATTTAAGTTTCTCCTTTAATTATTAGCCACCGATTTCACTAAAATTAACACTTGATCTTGCTGCTACAAATGTTAGATTAATGAAGTTGATTGAGCGATTAGGTTTAATGAAAATGCTTGCTACAAATTCATTTCTGTCGATTACTTCACCTGTATTATTTGTTTCATCACACACAACTCTAAAATCAGTAATACCACGACGACCTTGTACGTCTCTTAAGAATGGTTCTATTTGATTTTTGAATTGAGCACGAGTGAAAGCATCATTGAACTCAAACAATTGTGCTTTCGCAGCAATTGAGATCGCTTTTTCTAATACAATGAATAATCTTCGTACATTGATTCTATCGAAAGCACTTGGTGCTGACAATAAAGTTTTGTCTCCAAATAATTGAGTTCCTTCTCCTGGAAACGTCACAACTGGATTTACACCTTTTTGATAAAGTGAATCTCTTTGTGTTCTATTTGGATTAAATGCTAGTTTAACAACATTTTTAATTTGACCACGATTTGCACCTGCTGGTGAATACCATGGATCTTGAGCATAATCTGTTCTTGCGGCAAGACCAGCTACATCACCATTTAATGGGACATAACGATACTTGTCATTATAACGATCATACTGGAATTTATAACCAGAATCTAATATAGCATAAGAAGAACTTGGAAGTGCTGTTCTATATGTTATAATATCTGCTACTGGTGTCGCTGAAGCATCAGAAATATAAGAACCACCTGCTGCTTCTGGAGAGATAAAAGCTACTGCATCTTTTCTTACTTCTACGACGCTATTAATTACATAAGTTGCTGTTGCTGCTGTCGCTTTTCCTAAAAGGACTAACGATATGTCAAGCTGATCGTTTGCAAACAAAGCATAACCTGTTTGAATGTTTCCTGCAGTTATACCTGCATAATCATCAACACCACCAGTTAAAGAAGCAACTAATGCTGCTGTAATATCTTTATATGGTTGTGCTGCTGGAGCTGTGCCCCAAGCAACTGCATTAGCATTAGATGAATTATTAACTTCTGCTGATTGAGTTGGATGATCCATCCACCAAATGTATTTTGAATTTGAATTGATTACATCTCTGTAATAATTGTTTGAACCATCAGATTTTTTAGCACCTGATGCTTTTGAAACATATTCAAATTTTTCTAAGATTGTACCAGCTGTGCCAGTAAATAATCCATCTTCATCGATTACGATAATATGAATTTCATCATTAGATACGTTATTTGATGTTGCCCAAGCTGATGTGTCTGGCGATCTATCAAAGCTAGTTTCATAAGTCCAACCTGTGAAAGTTGACTTATCAGCCATTGATACTTTTAAAGAATTGCCACGTGATCCAGCCCACTTAGCTGCGAACTCGCCAACTGCTCCTTGACCACCTGCATATGATGATAAGTATTGTTCTGCGTTTTTAATTTTAACTGCGGTACCACTAATTCCTGCATTTCTATCACTTGAACCATTTCCTCTTACTACGAATAAATTATTCGAGTATGATAAAAAGTTAGCTGCAGTAAAAAATGATTCAAAAGTTGAATCATCTGGTGTACCGAATCTTTCTACTAATTCGTTTTCGGATGTAATTTGCACTGGATCTTCGATTGGTCCCCATGCGAATTTACCTACAAATGCACCTGCACTTGTGGCAACATTAGGAACTATGCTTGTGAAGTCCTTTTCTGTGACAATTACTCCTGGACTTAATTGGAATGCCATTTTGCTCTCTCCTCTTTAATTATTGACACGTTTCTTGACAAACGTGCTATTTCTCTTACCTATTTAGTTTTTTCAAAAATTCGAAGGGTTTTCTCGGTCATTTCCATCATTTAAGAAGCCAAATGGAGTCAACTCTTCTTCAATCTCTTGTATTTGTTTTTTATATAACTCTTTTCTTATATTTACGTCCGTTATTTCTCTAAAATATACGTCAGCTGTAAGCCAAGCAAAGAGTACACACGTCATCACTAAATCATCAGTATAGCCATCGTCAGCTGAAAAATAACCATTTTTGCTGATAAATGTAGTTAATTCGCTAATAATAGTTGAATCAAATATTAATAAACTATTATTCTCAATTAAATTCTTTAATATGCTACAACCTTTTCTTTTTACAGATACATCAGTTGTGACACCTAGTGCACTTGATTTGTCACCAAATCCACCAGTAATTCTTTGTCCTTCATTCTTAACTCTTGCAACAAAGATAATATTCTCGTATTCTAATTCATTATGTAATATATAGGGAACTGTTTCACCACTATTAATTTCAATTAACACAAAAGCATTATTATAATCTCTTCCAATTTTATCTATGATACTTGGAACGAGTAGTATGCTAATTGTATTCGAACGATATTTACCTACAACTTTATAAGGCATTTCTGTTATATCAAAAATGCTAAGTGCTGTATAATCTCTTCCTGTTCCTTTACTCAAATCAACTACAATTACATACTTACGATTCGGTTCAGGCTTTTCTAATATATCTAAACCATCTTTAGAATATATGAATGGTTTAGGAGATAAATTTCTTAAAGTTTCACCATTAATAAGTGTAAGTGAACTTCCTAAAAATTCACAAAGTATTTCTTGATTAAATTTTATATCACCAAGTAATTTTCTTTGTGCTTCAGCCCAAGCTTTATCTCTTCCTGGAATTTTATCGTAAGGAATAAAAAGATTTTTAAATCCATTTTTATCATTTACAGCATCATTCCAAAATTTCCAAAAGTGATTATATCCTAATGGAGTAGAACTTAATAATATTTTTGTAGTTTCTCCTGCCATAATAGTAGGATAAACTGAAGTAAAAAATTCTTCTGCGATTTGATTTGGTATAATTGCAGCTTCATCAATATATAACCAATTAACTGACTTACCACGTATCGCACTTGGTGTTGTAGCAGAAGTAAATACTTTGCTACCATTTTCTAATTCTACATCTCCTTTATTCCAAGTCACAACACCTTGTTGCAACCATAAAGGTAAATTTTCATACATTAATTGATAACGATCTAAAACTTCTCTTGCGGTACTTCCTTTATTTGCTAATATACCAACAGTGACGTTATCATTAAACAATGTATAATGTACAATACATGCAGCAGAAGTAATAGTTTTTCCTTGCTGTCTTCCTTCCATTAAAATCACTTTACGATTATTCATGATTGTTCTTACTTTTTCTTTTTGACAATCATATAAAGCGAAAGGAATTAATCCTAAATCTAATGAAACTATTTTACAATAATTTTCTATAAAATAAATTGGATCTTCTTTACATTTAAGAAATTCTTGTACTTCTTGTTTTGTAAATTTTACTTTTACACCAACAGCTTTAAGTGCTGTATTTGCATTATAAAAATTTGTAGGCATAAGCCCTATCCACCTTTATTATATAACTACTATGTTTCCTAACATATTCGCAGGCTCAGTTTGACTACGATATTTAAATGTGTTTCCTGTAGAAGCAGACATTGGTATTGTAAATGTAATCGTTTGGTTTTGATCTGCTATATTAGCTGATGAACCTTGCGATGAAATATAATCACCTGCAGGAGCAGCATTTGAAGTATCAAGTATTTCTAAAATTTGTCCTGAACGTGTATTTGTAAATCTTATAGTTTCACCTCTTTGAGCAATAATATCTGGGTCATTTGATCCAGCTGTAGGCAATCCTGGACCAGTCACAACGTAATGATTAGATGTACCACCACCAAAAGAATATGTTCTGTTTGTAATAACTGTACCAGTTGCACCATTCACTGAAACGATTGCAGAATCTAAAGTAATAGATGAAGCAGTCGGATTTGATATTGTCATACCAGTACCAGCAATAAGAGCAATATCAGATAACGAAGCATTTGATCCTGTTAAACGAATTGTTCTTTGACCTGCTTGAATAGCTTCAGCACTTAAAGAAAAAGTGACAGGAGATGGATTGTTATTTGTAAGAGTGATTGTACTTGCGTCAGTACGAGTAATTGTAAGTCCAGCATTTGCTGTTAAAATTGATATATCATCAGTTGAAGAATCTGATCCTGTTAATCTTACTTTTGCACCACTTGTCACTGTTTCTGAACTAATAGCATAAGTAGTATTTGTATCTATATCTGAGTTTGGTACGAAATTAGTTCCATCAAATTTAAGTGTTGCACCATTTGAAATTGATGATGATGGAATTGCAATACGTATAGTGCTTCCACCTAGTCCGTTATACAATTCGTCAAAGTTAGAATTGATTTTTACACCACCATCACGTAAAGTATTACCTGTTCCGTCATTCGGCGATGAACCAACTCCTATTACTTGTTTTGCCATATTTGTTTCCTATTATGTTATATCGTATTCGGAAGTTTTAAATATATCTTCCCATGTTTCACTCGTAATTCCACCTGTATTTAGGTTAGCTATTATCGTGTTTTGTCTATCTGGATTGCCAATATCAACAATCGTTTTAGATATAATTTTACCATCTGGGTTTGCATATCCAAAAAGATTAAGTTTTAATTGAAAACCTAATGTCCATGTCACAAACCTACGTGTCTCAAAAGTACCATCATATTCGTCTACAAATGTCACACTATTTAAAATAATAGGAACATCAGTGACAATATCAAGAGGTGTTTTCATCGATTGAATACTCATCGTGAATTCTGGTGTAAAATAAGGTAGAATTTGTTCTACTATTTGTAAACCATCCTCTGTATTTTTAGATATACAATATAAATTTATATCTAAATTATATGGTACAGGAGCGAATACTCTATTTGCTGTATTTACTCCAGATCCAACTGCTTTATTCTTCTCAATAGATGCCATACGTGAAACTTTTCTCGTTGCATCTAAATTTAATCCAGTCATTTCAAAAGAAAGACGAGGAAGAGTAGTCATCAATTGATTCGAAAGAGTAGGATCTTGTTCTATACGTTGTATCCACTTTTCTTTCGGAGCATAAGCAATCGGAATTAATAACGTTTGTTCTACTGTTCCGTTTGCTTTTTTTCTTTCAATTTTAAGATCTGAAAATATTTTTGCAAATCCTATAATACAATTTCTTATTGTTTCGTGATAATATGGTGGTTTATTTAACATGATTAAAATTCTCCAAATGGATTATTTTCAGACCATGCCACTTTATTATTATTTACGTCTCTTTCAACTTTAACCGAAACGTTATCACCAAAGCCACCTTGCTTATCAATATTCATATTTAAAGTACAAGTAGCAACAGCTTGAGTTCCTCCAGCTGGTGGTGCACTTATTGTAATTGTAGGTACACTCTTAAATCCATTTCCTACATTCGTAATTGTAGCACTATTTATTTTACCATCTAATATAGTACAAGTAGCTGTAGCATTTGTAAGTGGAGTTCCACCAGTAAATGTTAATGTTGGTGCTGATACATAACCTGCACCAAGATTTGTAAATGTAATACTATTTACATACATTACTTCATTACGTGCAGGATCAGTATTGAATGTTTTTAATGGTTCAAATACATCAATCTCAGGTACACCTGTATCAATTTTTTCAGAAGAATATTGAAATAATTCAACTTGTAATTTATAAGTATAAAGTTTTCCTAATTGATAAAAAGGATCTTTATCTTTTACAAATCTTATTTCAAATAAACTTTTAGTTAAAGGAAAATAAATTAAATCTCCTTCAACTGGACGATTTGTTAAAATAGTATTACCATATTGACCAACTAATTGATTCCATCTTCTTCTTGCTACAACTAATGTAGCTGATGATTCAATCATTAAACCAAATTTACTTACGAAAGAGCCTGCTCCATCATAATCTTTTACATTTTCAAAATACATTTCAACTGGGTAAGCATAATTAAATGTACTTAATGTATCTTCACCAAGAATTTGATCTTTATTTACATATTTTCTTGGTATGTAATAAACTGTTTGAGCATAAATTCCTAAAGATTCTATAATTAAATCTTCTATTAGGTTTTGCTCATTAGCAGTTCCTTGTGTAAAATAAACATTTCTAGACATTTGTTTATCCTACTGAAAATTCTAATGGTGCATTCTTTCCAACTAATATGTCTTCTAATTCTTTAATTTCTTCTTTTGCTTCAGCATATAGTTTATC